GTAGGTGGCATAGAAAATACTCCGATGGTTGCAGTTTATGGGATGGACGATGAAATAAATGACAGAATTGATATTCCGGTTATTTCCAGTGTTGATCCAGTCATGACGGCATATACAAGTAGAACTGATACAAAAAAAGAATTATCTGATGGTTACACCTATCAGCGGAACGCGACATACACAATCGTTGTGCCAGTTGAGTACAACGGAAGAGAAGCGGCACGAGTTACGGCAGAATTTACGCAGAAAGAGCTGGAGAGTCGAGAGAGTATGAGGATGAGACTGAAAGGAGAACGAAGTCATGTATGATTTTGTAGACACGGGCGAGGTTGGGAGTGAAAACTCCCTGCCAAGTGAGGCCCTGCAGATTGATGGAGAATACATCGAAAACCTAATTGATGGGTATAGAACTCTGTATGTGACCGGTCGTGAGCTTTTGGGATCGGAAATTTCGGAGAGAGAAATTGATCTTGTGGATGGGTCCGAGTATACGGGAAAGCGAGATACAACCAGAAGTATTACAGTTGGATACCAGTTGCTTTGCACATCTCCTAGAGAGTTTCAGGAAAAATTCAACAAACTCTCTGGAATCTTAAATAAGGAACAGGCAAAGCTGATTTTTGCAGATGAACCGGATAAATATTTTATCGGGACGAAATCAAGTGTAGGAGATGTGGAGCCAGGCAGATTGAACGTAAAAAGCGAATTTACTTTTTATTGTTGTGATCCACGGAAATATTCTGCAGCGGAAAAATCGTTTACTGCCCATCAGGAAAGCGGATATCAGACGCTTACTATTGTAAATGGTGGTACAGAATCCGTTCCGGTAAGCTACGATATCACTCACAACCATGAAAATGGATTTATTGGGATTGCCAGTAAATACGGTGCAATACAACTCGGCAAGATCGAAGAAGCAGACGGCGAAGACTATAAGGCGTCAGAGATACTGTCAGAGGGGTATAGCCTGTTTCAAGACGATCACGGCACCTCTTATCAGAATCCAGAAAATACCACACAGGGAACGCTTGAAGTAAGGAATGTTGCTGGATATAACGTGATGGCATTAAAAGGTGGACAGGCAACATCCGGGTACTGGAACGGCGGAATGAGAACACTTACTATCCCGGTTGACAGCGAGGGCAGACGTGGGGCAAAGAACTTTTACTGTTACACGCAGCACTGGTTCGAGACTGGATTGATGGGACAGACGGGAGCACAGACTATTGCGTTTCTTACAGGGAAAAATGAAGTGATCTGCTCTATGTCTATTAACAAGAGTGATACGGTTGGTAATACGGCGCATGTGGACTGGTTCGCACCACAAAACAAGAAGATCAAGACACTGGATTTCCAGCCGACAGCTTATGAGGGAAACCCATTTAATTTGAAGATGGGTGGTGGTCATAATGATTTTTTAAAAGAGGGTGACAGGCTACGGATCTTTTGGTACGGTCAGTATTATTACTTTACTATCCCGGAGATTAAAGACATGGTGTGTGAGAAGATACAGGTCTGGATCGGGCAGTGGGGAAGTAGAGATCTTGGAAATCA